GGAATTAACACGAGCCATAATCTTGTCACCATAAAAAGAAGTACCACCAACAATACCACCTGTTTCAAACTTAGGAATTGCAGCAAAAGCAGCTAAAACACCTCCAACCGCAGTAGCTATAAATGCCGGAGTTGTAAAAATAGCAGCTGGACCTGTAGAAACTCCTGAAGCAGTTGCACCCGCTATTGATTGTGAAATTGATGAAGCTAACATCATTGCAATCAATTTAGTAATAGTCTGAATCATCATACCTATAAATCCCTGAAAGCCAGTTGTTGCTAATCCTAACGCACCAACAATACCTTGCCCCATTGAATCAAAAGCATTAGTCAAAGCCGGTAACATTGCATCAGCAATATTTTTCTTTAATTCTATCCCTGCATTTTTAATTAAATCCATCGAAGCTTTAATTCCACTAGCTTTGGCAGCAATTGCAGTTTGCATTTTCGTAAATCCACCTTCAATTTTAATCACAGACGAAGGATCAAATTTTAATGCTTTTACTAAATTTATAGCGGCTATTTTATTTTCGGCAAGTTTAACCTGGTCTGCTGTTGTGGCAATTTCGTTTTTCCATTTTTCGAGTTCCGCAATTTGAGCATCATAAAACGCCATAGATCCAGTAGCTGGTCCTACAGTTAAGGAACTTTTTAGTTCTGATAATTTTTCATTAATTTTTTTAACAGCAGTAGCTGACCCTTCTTCAGCTCCAGCACTAATACCTGAAGAAACTGATTCTTTAATTTTTACTGAATCAACCGGTATTTTTATTTTTTCGATTTTATTCCCATTAACCGTATTACTAATTGCAGTACCAATATTTTTTTGAATTTCGGAAGCAGCATCTTTCGTATTTTTTTTCATCCCATTAAAGAAGCTTTCTGCATCTTTACCCGCAGCCGAGAATCCTTCGCTTAATGCTTTTTTTACACCAGATAAATCAAAAGTCAATACTGCTTTTATTAATTTTCCAACTGTAGCAAATGAATCATATATGCGATTAGCTACATAAACGATGAAAGATTTCATTGATTCAAAAACAAACTTAACTTCAACCCATAAATTCTTAAAAGAAAGCGCAATTCCCTCAATCACTAATCTGAATACCGTAGAATTATTATATAGATCTATAAAATAATTAGCTATATCCACTAAAGTTCTTTTTACCGGACCCCAATGTGTTGCCACAACGGCAGCAACTGCTGTCAATCCTATAATTACTAACCCTACTGGCCCCGTAATCGCTGCAAAGCCAACCGCTAGAGTAGGCAATAAAGTTGCCAGCGCACCTAATCCCAAAAGGATTGGACCCACTACAGCTGATAAACCCGCTAGAATTACAATTGTTTTTTTAGTTTCAGGCGATAGTTCTCTAAAATAATCTACTAATTCTTTTAATTTTTGCGCAAAAGGACTCAAAGCTTCAATAATTATTTTACCGAAACCTTCCATCAAATCATCTAATTCGTTTTTTAATTGCTTAAAACCTCCTGCCCCTGCTTTTGCAGCTGCTTCAGCCGAACCTCCAAATTCAGTTTTAAGTTCTTTTAAAATTAAAGTTTGTGCTCCTGCAAGATTATTAGTATCGACCATTTGTTTTACAACTGCAATCTGATCGGCAGAAAAAGAAACCCCTACACGGCGCAAAGCTGTCATTCCCTTAATAGGGTCTTGTAAAGCCTTACCAACCTGGATAGCCGAAGATTGTAAATCGGTACCAAAACGGGTAGATAAGTCCAGTACTGCTTTTTGCGCTTCTTTAAAAACGGGTCCTTGTATTTTTGTAAATGTCAATAAACTATCCGTTACTCCGCGCAAGATGTCATCATGGCCAAAAAGAGTAACTTTCTGCAAATTGTCCGCCATTTCTTGTAACTGCTCTGAAGTATATCCAACAACACTACCTGTCGATTTTAAACCAGCTTCTAATTGTGCCGAAGCTTGTGCTGCTTTATCGAAAGCAGCAACACTCTCATATCCCAAAGCAACAATAGGGGCTGTTATTCCTATAGAAAGGGCAGTTCCGACACTTTTTAAGTGTTCGCCAAATTTCTTTATCTCCCGCAACGAATTTTGCATCTCCGTAGAGAATTGCTTCATATCCGCAGAAAATTTAATATTTATTGACGCTAAACTTGACATATCAAAACTTTAAGTTCGTGTAAAATTAGTTTTGCCACTTCAATTTTATGCGGTAGAAAGTTCCGTTTTAAATAAAAAAAACCGTGAATCGCTTCACGGTTTTTCACCCAAAAAAAAATAAAAAAACCATTAAAAAAAATTATGAACTCATTTGTTTCGCATCCTGTTTCTCCCAAAATAAACGAACTTCTTCGAGTTCCTGAAGCATTTCTTCTTTATTTTTTACAGTGGCGTTTTCGATCATTTCTTTTTCCCAGGGAAAAGTAATAATAGTTTCTTCGGTTGTTCCTGGATCAAGATTAGGCGCTAAAGAGGCATACATTATTTTACGGGCAATTTGCCAGCGTTCCCTGCTCAATATATCTTCTTTTTTACGATAGCCATTTACTATGTTTGTAAATTGCCGTAACGTTAAGCTATAAAAATAATCGATATTTAACCCAAGTTGGCCTAAAGCCAATTCCTCAAGCTCATCCCAATCAGGGTCGCTTATTTCTTTTTCGCTCCTCTCTTCGGAGCCGGTTGCTTTCCCGACGTGTCAGGCTGTGATAATGACTCCGTAAAGGAACTGAAAACCGTTTTTATAATATCCATCATCGTTTGCGTATCTGATAAAAATAGATCGTCTAATTCATCCCTGGTTAGATCCTCCGTATTATCAAGATTAGAAACAATAGAGGCTATTATCACATCATTAATCACGTCTAACTGCTCAAAAGAAATGTCATCCGTAATGGAGGATAAAATAGAAAAGACTTTTTGCTGTACGCCGCCAAATGTAGGTAAATCCCAAAAGTCACCCAGTAATCTAAAAACCTTTAAGCCAAACTTTAGCTTAAAGGTTTTATTATTGATTGTTATAGTTGCTTTATCCATAGGATTAATCTATAAGTGCAACGATATAACTTCCGTTACCTTTGAAGGTAGCATCGGCAGTCGCCAAACCATTTACACCGGCAGCAGCTCCCATTTTTTCGATGAACGCATTACCCGTGATCACCACATCACCAACTATATTAGTGGTAAATGAAACTTCAACTTCGGTTCCGGATTGATGTTTGTTTATCAATTCTAAGAAACCTTGTGTTGTCGTTGATCCTGAAGGTGTGTTTGCCATAAGCATATTCGTAGAGACACCCCAGGAGTAATTTCCGGTAACTCCCATTTCGCCATCAGTATCTTTCGTTGCGATGCTATCAATTTTCATTGTAGAATCAAATTTGCATTCCGTTGCGTGAAATACTGTTAATCCATCGATTTTGATTCGTAGATTTTTTCCTTTGTAAGTTCCGTTTGTCGACATTTTTTTATATATTAAAATTAATAATTCCTGCAAATGATTGGTTTTCCTGTAAAAATTCTATTGACGAAGAAACCCAATCGTATTCCTCTTCAATTATTGTTTCCATTGCATCGGTAAACGTAACGCATTTTGAGTATTCATTTTGTTTGAACCAAAAATATATGACTACGCTTATATTTTTAATATCTTTTGTTTGCCCTACTTGCGACCCTATTCGATAGGTCGAAAAAGGAAATTGAATTGAATCATCGGCTACGATAGGAAATAATTTTGTACTTCCATCAGCATCATTCATCATTGTTGTGAATGTACTATTTGCCGACAAAAAAGTAAATATTTCGCTTGAAGCTGCTAACATTATAAAAATTGTTTATTTATTTCAGATTGAATATAATTTGCGAATTCTGTTTCAGCACTTTTTGTAACCATCCCACCAGTCGCTTGATACGCTTTTTGCATATAGAATTTTCCCTCTACTTTTCCGGCTACGTTACCACCTCGTTTTTTAGTGATCCTAGAAAGAACGCTTTTATTGCTTAACTTCCCTTTGTATTTTCGTTTTTTATTGTTGTAGATATTATGGCCTGTTTCGACCATCGCACCATACCAACCTTGATGCCCTTCCTTAACTCTTGGACCAACATAAACTGTTGGGTTTTCGTTTTTTCCAGTTATAAAACCAATCGATTTTTGCAAATTACCTGGTTGAATTCTTTTTTTACGAATGGTATGTTCTTTTTTTGAAACTGGAGCCATTGTTTTTGCAGCTGCCAATGTTGGTGCCGCAATTTTTTCGAGTTTCGAAATCATTAATGATTTATATGTAACTCCAATTTTTGAAAGAGAATGAATTGCTTTTACAACCGTTTCTACTCCTTTGACTTCAATACTATTCATAATCTTTGACTAAAAGCTGTAAATGTGATTTTCGCCCCATTTCTTTTAGATGATACACTTCGAAACGTAATGCTCCATCAATAACTACAAGTGTATTGCTCTTTTGCTTAATTGCCGGATTCCATCGAACTGTATAGGTTCTGTTAATCAAATGACGGACTTTTCCGTCTACCGTTTCGCCACCGGAAACATCATTCATATAAGCAAAAACAGTTGTAATAACGCTATCTGTGTCCTCTTGTTCGCCTGTTGCATTTTGTGTTTTAACTAATTCAATCACTTGAATCTGTCTATCCATTTGGCCAATAAAAGGTGTTTTTTCTGCCATGACTAATATTTTCTATACGGCCGCAATAAATTCATTGAAGCTTGATTGTACCCTTGTTCGCGATCCTCACGACGTTCGTAAGAATCACTAACCAAAAGCAACATCGCTTGTTTGATTGGTGCCGGAACTTTATCTGATTGCCACCCTTGATCAATAGTAATCAAAACAGCATCATCTCGTTTATCTGTCAGTAAAATTGTTTTAAATTTTACATCAAAACATTCTATAAGCATTGATTTTTTAAAGGAATATTCCGTAGGATTTAAAAGAGTTAACTCCGTTCCTCCTGGTGCGTAATATTCAATTTTTTCAATAGTATCATTCGAGGATCCCTCATAAGTAATTGGCGTAGAAAACGCATCTAATTCAATAATGAATTTTCTACTTCCAATTGCCCTATTTATAAAATTTTCACAAACCAACTGCGCCGAATCGATATAAGATTCAATTAAATCATCCTCTTCAGTAAAATCATCCTCTAAACGAAGTTGTTTTTTAGCTTGCGCTAGTGTTACTGCACTAGCATCGGTTGTCGGGATTATAGTTGTATTTGTGATCATCTTTTTATTTTTCAGATATAGTTTTTGATTCTACTTTTACAACTACTAATTGTGCGTAACCCGCAGCAATTAATTCGTCAGCTTGTTTTTTTTCTACTTCTAATTCCTGCCCTTCTCTATTCGGAAATCCGAACGGAAACAAAGGAAGTAATGCTAGTATTTTTACCAATTTTGCCATATTTTTTTTATAAAAAATGAAACGAGCCGAAACCCGTTTCATTCATTAAAAATTTATGCAGTTAAGAAACTGTTGATTGCAAAGGCTTTTTTATTGGCCACTTGAATATCTGCTTCCATGTTTACCACTACTTTCAAACTTGCAGAAGAAGCCGCAGTTAACGGATCTACCACAAATTGAATTCCACCCCATTGTCCAATAAATAATTGGCTAAAATCACCAAAGATTAAATTGTGCAATTCAGGAACTGGGCTACTACCTGTTACGGCAGGAGTTGAAGGCACTAACGATGTCGCAACTGTTTTGTACCCATCAATCAAACCATTTTCAGCAAGGAATCCTGCCGCTGCGCTTGATTGTTTTGGAATGGTTTTTAATGCAGCCAATAATTTTGGCGAACATAAGTACCCACGATTAACATCAGAAGCATCGTTGCTATCTAACAAGCCTTGAAGCTCCACAATTTTAGCCCATGTTGCAGCACTTGAAGAAGTTTGTGCAGCGGCTAAAATTCCACTCATATTGATGATTCCCACCGGTTGCTTGTTAGCAGATAAACCGCTAATTGCAGCACTATTTAAAGCACGTGCAGCACCTTGTCCTAACATTGACATGATTTTTGATTGCACATCGATAGAAGATTGATTCAATAATCTGTTAGAGATCAATACTACAGCACCGGCTCTTTTTGGAGACAATTTAGGTCCTGCAACACCTGATTTTTGAGAACTGATTTCTTCAGTTTCATCAGCCCAGGTAAAGTTGAAGTTTTCCATTACTGGTAACGGAACAGCTCCGCCAGTCAATCCGGTAAACATTGTAGCACCTAATTCTTCCAAAAATAATTTTGGAATAAAAGATTCTACTAATCTTGGGGTTTGATCTACAATCAAAGCTCCACCATAAGCCCCAGAATCTTGTCCAGCAGTTTGTGCAGAAGCACGAACCATAGAGGCAGGAATATTCAAGGAATATTCAGATACATCTTTGTTTGCAGCACGCAATTCTTCGGCACCCATTTCGTTTATTTCGGCTTCTACGCCTGAAAATTTACCGGTTCCAGCCATACGAAGTGCAGCACCGATATTAAAACGCTCTTGCATTTTACGTTTTTCATTCACTTCACCATCTAATCCAGAAGGTGCTCCACCCGCTATTGAACGTTGGTTTGCTTCAAAATTTTCTTCGTCAGTGATTTGCAAGTTTAATCCATCGATTTCAACTTGTAACGCCCTGAAAGCAGTTGCTTCAGTTTCGTTTAGACTTTCATTTCTTGCTTGTGCGGCATTGCGCAATTCGGTTTGGGCTTGAATTTTCAAAGCTCTTTCCTGTTTTAATTCAGCACTTTTTTTCATTGCTATTGTAAATTAGAGTTAATTAATATTTGAGCTTCAAAGATGTCTAGCTCTTTTTCGTTTCCAACTTTCGCTGGGTTATCTTGTAATTTTGAAGCCGAACGGGAACATTCAGCCACTTCGGTATCTTCATACGCTGGATAGGTTACCGGCGAAACATCGTATAGTATTTTGAATTTTTTAATGGTTCGAATATCCATTTCAGTATCATTTTTTGCCCAAAGCCATTCTTCTTCGGCAATTTCGAAAGCGAAAGAAGATTGTGAAACATCGCCCGAAGCGATTGCATTTGCCAAATCCTCGGCATAAGAACGGTCCGGTGTTGTATAGCTGTACTTCAAGCCAACGGCATCAACCGACAAAGCCAAAGTACCTACTCCGTTTACGCAACGCGCCAGGATATAATTAGGATCATGGTTAAATAGGCAACGCACATCATTATTTAACACATCATCGAAAGCACCAGTAGCGATGCGTTCGGTAAATTTGTAATAACATCCGATTATTGCATCGGAATTAAATTTAGCGGCATAGCCTTCGATAATTGGAAAAACTTCGCCTTTATCTTCAGGATCTACCGGAACGGGTTTAGTTGCACGAACTTCGCTAGCAAAAAATCTACGTTCCGCTTTTTCGTTCATTGATTTGATATAATCTTTTGCCATTATGCAGGAGGATTAAGGTTATTTTTTAATTGATCTTCAGTAAAAGTGTTCACCGGAGTAAGGAATTCGTCTAGCATTGCTGGACCATCATTCATATTTTCTTTTCGACGCACTTCGTTACGGCTCCAAACTCCACTAAAAATCATTTTTGTATACCATTCAGCACGTGATTTTATGTCGGCACGAAGCAATACATCCATGTCACCCACTATAGTCGTTGTTTCACGCTCTTTTTGGGTTAACAGTTTTTTAGAATACTCTTGTTCAAAATTTGTTACGTGAGGTTGAATAGTATCGGAAACATGATCTAGTGTTTGCTGCTCGATTGTATTATGCGATGTTTGCGTCATCGACTTAATTTTGTGCGGCGCGATATTGAACCAACGGGCAATGTCTTCGGTATTGAATTTTGATTGCTCGATTATTTGCAATTCTTGTGGCGTGATCGTAATAGGTGAAAATTTCATTCCATCATCTAACACCGTAACTCTATCGGCTGACTTTTCGGCCATGGCATTTTTATAGCCAGTGATGATTTTTAGTTTTGCCTCCGGATTTACCTGTTTGTCTGTTTGAATAACGCCCTGGCGAACGCCTTTGTTTTCGTAATTTGTTGCAGAAAAATCTTGTACCGAAAGCGCCATATTCAACTGTTGGGCCGCATAGGTAATTACCGAAATACCAACTATACCATTGTGGGTGAAGTTCTTGAAGTGTAATACTTCAGAAGAAAGAAAGGGTTTTGCAAATCCCGAAATATAATATACCAGATCCCCATTAGCGATTTTAATATCGGTCACTAGATCCCAATGCACGTAAGTTGTTGACACCGGTTTTCCTACATTATCAAAATTGATGATAGATAAGGCATTGCCACGAAGGAGTAATGATGTCACCATCATTTTTCGTTCGATAAATGAGGTCATAAACTTATTAGGCTCTCGGGAAACTAAAATATTTGCTGGATGTTTGTCTAAAATGGTCCGTTTATCGTTTATTTTTTGATAAACATTGAAAGGGATTTTAGCAATATCATTCGAAATCTGATCTACGGCGTTATACACTGCCGAAAGCTTTAACGAAGTACGATAATTTACTGCACTGGCATTTAAGCCAATAGGAGAAAGTAAGGAAAAAAACTCATTAAAATAGCTTTGACCCGCGCCAGTACCAGCACTTCTTTTAGAAATGGGCGCGAACATTGTAGCAAAAGCAGCTTCTAACGACATGGTTTTTTAATTTACCCTGTAAAATTAGATAGCTGCTAAAGTTTTATTACGGTAGAAAGTTCCGTTTTTATAAAATTATAATAATTTAATCCATTGGTTTTTTTTTATTCAAATTATAAACATGATTTATTTTATGTAAATAGGTCTTGTACGTCATGTAAAAACCATTCGGCACATTGAGATGATAGGCTAGCGTAACATTTCCTTTTGTTTTTTGCAAAGCAAGCTCAATCAATCTTTTTTCGTGATAGGCTAGGTTTAAGGTTTCGGTATTCATTTTTTTATTAGGTGTTGGGTGTTAAGGGTTAGGTGTTAGGTGTTGGGTGTTGGGTGTTAGTTTTTTATTTGAAAATTAAGGTTATTAAAAGTAATCCTACTACGGCACCACAACCTGCACCGGAGGCGTAGATTAATTTTTGGGCTGTTGTAGAGATAGCTACTTTCGATACATTGAATGCCCAAAGTAAAGATATTAAAAAAGAAACGATAAATACTCCAGGGACGATTCCTTTTGCAATTAACATTGTATTTACGGCGACTAAGCCGATTTGAAAGAAGGACTGTAAAAATATTTTCATAGGTTTATTGTTTGTAATACCATTCATTGTTTTGTTTTTCGAAGGTATATTTTAGTTTTCCTACTGCCACGGTGACGGTTTCGGGTGGGTAATTTTTAGGATTTGGCAATAGTTTTATTGCTTTGGCTAGGTTATCGGATTTTAATTTTTCTTGCATAGTTGTTATTTTGCCACTAAGGCGAGAAGGCACAAAGTTTTTTTTATTTTAATAATTCAGGGTTTTCGTAGATATTTCCAACTACTTCAAGTACTTCAAAATCTTCAAATAATTTACTCATATCATCAAAATTAGTATAATTAAAATCATGCTGTAAAACTTTATATTGACCATTTATAAAATGAACTATTCCATACCACCAAAAACCATTTTCTTCTAAAATCAAATCTTCAAGCCACTCTTTTATAATATCGCCTTCGTAAATCTCAATACCATTTTTATCTTTTAATCCTGTGAATTGCATTGGAATTAAATCTGATTCTCCTGTAAAGTCATCAATACGCAGTGGTGAAATTTGATCCCAATTAATAATTTCTAATTCTTCTTTATCCCACCATCTAAATTTTATTTCTCGTTTCATTTTTTATTTTATTTGGGATTTTATGTAGAAAAATCCGGTTAGTAATTCGATTAGGATTAGTAAAATAGTTAGGGTATATCGTATTGGATTTTTATTGATCCAGGAGATGTCAAATAGCCAGCTCGTAAGATATGCGATTAAGAATATTACTAAAATGCTAAGTAGTATTTTCATTTTTTAGTTTTTAATAGGTTTTTTGTAGCATTGCGAAACGTATCATAGCAACTGTACCGATAACTGCCAAAGAGCTCATTGTATTCGTCATTTACTTTGTTGAAGGCATCATTGTTTGTTTTTTCGTTTTTCAAATACTTAAAATAGGTATCATAAAATCCTTTTTGCGTAGCCAGCGCTTTCATGGCTTCATTTTCTTTTTCTAGTTTTTCGATGTGAATTCTTAAAGCATTTTCTTCGTGTTGATTCATGGGTTATTTAGGTTTTAAGGGTTAACAGGTGAATTCCGCATCGTCTCGGTTGTAATAGGATTCGTTAGTTTCATCAGGTGTGGACATGGAACCTCCGAGGGCATTAATTAAAGCGATGATTCCATCGACACGGCGGCCATTTGCCCCGGAACGGCCTTTGTGTACTTTTATATTTTCGTTGGCATCGCGATAAATCACACAGGAAGCGAGCATCCAGGCGACAGCAGGATTTCCGTCGTGTTTTATCTTGCCGGAGTAAACCAGTTTTTCGAATTCTTTTGTGGGTGCTGAAATTGTGCCTATTGCTTGTGAAAATTCGGAAACGTTTAAGCCTTTTTCTTGTAAGCCCTGAATTAATTGGGTAGCATTGTAGCGATCGTATTCGAGGCGAATCACTTTATGAAGGTGATAGGTCCTATTTATGGTTTCTTCGATGATGTCGTAGTCAATCACGTTACCAGGTGTGGCTATGATATATCCCATATCTGCCCAATATTGATAGGGAACTCGGTCCTCTTTAGAGCGTTTTATGATGGTGTCTTTTGGACAAAAGAGATAAAACTTTGCGAAGCGGTCGCCAGCCTCATCAGGTTCAGACAAAATTACGTAAGCACTTAAATCGGTTGTAGTGGATAAATCCAGTCCGGCATAAGAGCCGTTTTTTATAAATTTTTCTAATGGTAGATCATTAACTTTTCCTTGCATCCAGATTTCGTTATAAATCCAGTCGAATTCCTGATCGACCCACATGTTTAGATTTTTGGTTTTGAAGTTTCGAATTTTGGACGGCTGGTTTAACGCTTTGATGAATTCTTTTTCAATGGCGTCAATATCTAGTCCGTTACCGAGTAGCGGATTTGCTTTTTGCCATAAATCTGCATTTTCCCATGATTGTTCCGTGGCCAAATCCTCCTGGTCGATGTCATGGATCATTATCCAAAGATGGTCGTCGATATTGCGACCTTCGAGAACTTCGATAACGGAATCTTCATAGCGTTTGCAGGCGGATTGCACATTAGCCCCAGCCGTAGTGATGTGATAAATCAAGGCTTGGGTGCGCTGTACGGTTGATGATTCTAGGTTTTCTTTTACGGTATCGTCTTTATGGGCGTGGTATTCGTCTATTATTCCTACATGGCAATTGATACCATCTTGGGTTTTTGAATCGCCCCCTAAAGCGCGCATTTTTGCACCTGTAGGCTTAAAACCAATGATACGCTGCATCGTGAAAAACCCCATTTTGCGAAGTGCAGGATTTGCAACCGGACTTTCGATAAACATTTTTGCTTGTCCCCAGCACAAACGCGCTTGTTCTTCTTTTGTAGCACCAAC